ATTTAGGCGGAATGGGAATGTGCAGTTCCAGAGCCTTGTGCAAGCTCCATCCCAGTTTGTAGTGTTTTCCTTTCCGGAAGAAATCCAATTGCTCCCATGTTTTGGCTTTACGATAATCGGAATACGGGCTTTCCTTGATTTCTTCCAGGGTGATCCCGTTAATCTGTTTCTGTTCCTCCCTGGGAGCCCGTTCTTCTTCCAGCACTGTACCGCAGTAAGGACAATGGAGTGGCCCCGCGCCCCGGTCTTTGGGCGGGATGAACACGTGGTAGCAGACCGGGCACTGCTTGGTGGATGTCTCGTTTTTTTTCTTTTTCTTCTTGGCTTCCAGGGACCAGTCATGGTCATCATCGGGGAAGCCGTGTCTCGTATAGTTTCCAACATGATCCAGGATGATAGCTTCCTTGCC